CGATAGCTTTAGGAAGAACATTCTGAATATCTCCCATAACTTTGTTTTTAATCATCTTCTCAAAGTTATCACTGGTTATATATTTATAACCGTAGATACCGGCACCTATTATTGTTAGAGTAAGAACTCCTGAAGCAACGGCAATAGCATTAAAAATTTTTTGCATTTTTTTTAATATTTACTTAAATTTTAACTAAAATAGTTTTTTATTCAACTAATCACTTAGTTTATAGACGTAGCTCGGTCTATGCTGCTATGTATGTACCAGCACAATGAAACTCATTATTAAAATTAAGCCCTCCAGCACCAGATTGTAATGCAGTACCATCTAAATTTTGAAATTCTATTTGTGTACCGTTACTACTAATAATTAGCCTTGCATTATTTGAACCACCTAACATTTGTGATGCTGTAATATAAGCTCCTGATGCGGAAACTGAATTTACCTGAGTAAAGGGTAAACCTTCTATAACAATTTGACCTCCTACGGTTGAGTGACTGCTACATTTAATTCTTATTTGAAAATGCACCATGTTTCCAATCTTTGTATATCGTCCACCAGTTGAAGCATATGAGGCTGCACTTAAAGTATTACTGCCAGCAGCTCCAGTTTTATAATTTACGTCAAAAGTTCCTTCTTCATAATCATCAAGAAGTTCACCACCTGAATCAACTGATCCTGAACCATCAGCTGATGCAGCAAAATTAATACCATGACCAGCAGTTGATATAGTTAAATCTCCGTCAGCTATTAATAGGTTTCCAGCAGAATCAATTCTGGCTCTCTCTTGATTTCCATTAGTGGCAAAAAGCATGAAATTATTTGTCGAATCATACTTTATTTCACCCTCTAGAGTATCTCCCTGATCGTGAAATCTTACAGAACCTACTCCTGATTTTAATTCCAATATTGCAAATCTAGCAGCATCAGAACTAAAAGTATTTTCAATTTTTGCACTTATAGCACCACTTGAATTTCCTGATATGTGGAGTGTTTCATCAGGACTTGCTGTCCCTACACCAACCCGATTGTTAGAAGCATCTACTTTTAATGTCGTTGTATCAACTGTTAAACCACCTGTTGTAACTATATTCTGAGATCCAAAATCTGGATCAATTTTTGTTCCGTCTATCGCAGCTGAATTATTTACCTTGGCATTTGTTACAGCCTGATCAGCTAATTTAGCAGTCGTTACTCCATCAGATGTTCCAGTTGAATCAGCTAATTCAGCAGTTGAAATTGTTCCGTTTTGTGCAGCTGTAATTCTTCCCTGAGCATCGACTGTTATATCAGCAGTGGTGTAGCTACCTGCTGTGACAGCTGTGTTTATTAGTTTAGAAGCACCTATTGTGTCATCAGCTACGGTTGCTGTATTTATCCCAGCTCCTAATATCAATCCAAAGAAACTTAAGCCACTAGCTGGAGCTGTTGTAAAGGTTAGTGTGCTTGCATTTACTGTATAATCTGTTCCAGGATTTTGTAAAACACCACCAAGATTTATTAGTATATTATTTGCACTTTCAGGACTTACATTTACAGAAGAAACTTGAAGAGTGAATGCAGTAGCGTTGCCATTGAAACCACTTGATATATCATCAACTTCTCTATTCTGACCTGGTACAGGTTCTGCTCCTATGTATGCCATCTAAATTACTAGTTTTGATATATCTAGTTTAAAATGGCTAATTTTACCAAGGTACTCCGATGGTAGTTGTTGGGTTTTTAGATGCTGTAATCTGTGCAGCAATATCTTCTTCTACTTGCTTAACTAAACTATTACCCATAGCAGCTTGAGCCCACGCTATAGCATTATCTTTAGTGATAGAATCATAAGCAATAAACGATCCAGAATCTGCATCAGCAAGAGTTGTAACACCACGTTTGTTTGCCTGATGAACTATAGCAGCATCACCACTACCTACAGTTTCAGAATCAGTAGCAGTCCAATGAACAGTAGTCACAACATCTGACAAACTACCTACTGTTTTTGTTGCTTCTAAACACAAAATATCCCATGTGACAGCCATTTTAAAAAATAATCAATATATTTTTATTTTACTTGGAGTTATTATTAAGCTGATCTATAAACTACTGTGAACAAAACATAATCTTGAGAAATAGTATTGTAGGTTATACTATTACCTATATTTTTGTATAGATTCAGACTTGCTTGACCTGGATTGGTCTGTACAAAAACATGATCACTGCCTGTAACTGCAGTATAACAAGCTCCAATAGAATAATGTGAAGCACCAACTACTGAGTAAGGTAAATTAGTAAATTGTACGATAGCAGTGCTGCTACTACTTGGCATATTTACATAAGCTTGAGCCATCACCATATCTCCAGATTTAACATAGTGTGCTCCATGAACTGTTTGTGGTGTCCCTCCAGTAGTACTAGGTGTCCAAGTTCCCTCTTCGTAATCATCTAAAATCTCACTTGCCATAGTGCCACCACCATCTCCAGTAGCAGCAAAACTTATACCTCCACCATTAGGCAATTTAATATTTGCACCATTAGATTCTCTTTCGAAAGTAATGTCACCTAAATTACCAGATCCATCTGCTGCACTTAATAGAACCTCTAATTTTCCAAAAGTTGAGTTATCCGGCCCATAACAACGTATTTGTGCTTTACCACTACCTTCTTCACCTATCGTTACACAATTAGCTACATGAGATACGTTTTGACCTGTAATACCTAAACCATTACCACCTATTAATAATTGTTGACCAGTGCCTGGAGAACTACCCATACCAACTCTTCCGTCTGAACCATATATCAATTTTGTTGCATTAATTCCAGTTATATAAAAATTTAAATTGTCTTCGTTTTGTGGTTGATGAATAATATATCTTACTCCACTTGTACCACCATCTATATCTACTGCAGTTTGTCCAGTGCTTTTTGAAGCTCGTTTTACTTTTAAATATGTATCACCTGATGAATTTTCTATATGCAGTGCAGTAAGTGCAGAAATAGCTGCATCACCAATCCCAACTCTTCCATTATTTAAAATTGATATCCTTGTTGCATTATTTGTACCAATGTACAAAGCATCATTAGAATATCCCCAAAGATAATTGTGAGCTGTATCACAACCTAAAAATAATTGTCGAGAACCATGTGTTACTCCATAGACTGTAGCACCGCTGTTTACATCATCAAGTAGAACACCACCTGCATTAGCATTAAAATTCGCTAATATTGTATCTGCAGTTGTTCCTAAAAGTAAATCCCCACCAGAATTTAAAAGCATCATGTCGGAGACATTTCCAGCAGTTCCAAAAAGTAACGATCTGTTAGTATGTGAGTAAGTTATTATTCCATCATTAGCTGCTGTATCAGAAAATAATATTCTGCTATTTCCTGTAGTGCCTTCCGAAAGAATATTTACAATTGAATTTCCATTTGTATCAGATGCTCTTGCAGTAATAATATGATCTGTAGATACACCATTTACAAATAATTTAGAAGTAGGACTGTTACTACCTATACCAACTCGATTATTACCAGCATCAGTAAAAAATAAATTTGCATCAGTACCACCCTCTATTCTTACATCAAAATCTGTACTAATATCGTTGATTACTAGACTACCGCTACTCATTACTAATCTTTGAGAACCAGCTGTTTCAAAAGAAATATGATCTGCTTGATCAAATCTTATCTTTGTATTACTATCTCCACCGTGAATAATGCTGTCAGGAATAATTAAATTACCACTTGAAATTGTTATTCCATTACTGTCAAAGTTAGCTATTTCAGTAGCATCAGAAACAAAACCTACACTACCACCACTTTTTCTATAGAGGCCGGAATTTTCATCCCCGATGAACGTAATAGAGGGAGCTCCCAAACTGCCTGCAGGAAAGTTACCACCTGCATTTAGATAGTCAGCAGTCGCATATATTATTCCAAAAAATGCATGTCCATTTGCAGGGGCAGAACTAAAAACTATATTTGTTCCACTCAAATTAAATCCTGAAGTACCTGTAGGATCAGGTTCCTGAATAACTCCGTTTACTGATATTAAAACCTGTTGAGGTGATTTTGGAAAAGGAACTGGAGCAGAACCGGCAACTTGTAATGCAAAAGTTTTATCATTGCCATTGAATCCACTGCTTATGTCATCAATTAATCTATAATCGTCAGCAGCACGAATAGTATTTCCAATATATGGCATAGCAGATTAAACTAGAAGTCTTCTTTATTTCTTTAATTATTTTAAGCTCAGTAAATATGGGGACTTTTTAACTATTAGGTCCTGAAGTAGATGGTTGAGTCGGCCATTTAATATCTGTAATTACTGTGTATGTCTGAGGAATATCTCTTAAATTTTGTCTATAAGCAGCCCACTGTGCCTGATCAACAGAGCATCCCGGTATAACTGTCCAATCTGTAGATTTTAAGATATAATCTCTTTTTTTTCTAATATTTTCCCAAGTAGAATCATCCAGTTCTAAAACTTTTTCACCATAAACTATAATTTCAATAGCCTCAACCTTTGCCTTAAGACTTTCAAAATTATCAGATAAATTTACAAGGTCATTATTTACTGATAATCCCATTTTAGGTCTGCTCTAAATAACTTACTGCTACATCAATAGCACTAGCAGTATCAGTTCTAACTCTTAAAACATCACTGCTCTCCATAATTACTTTTGATCCGCTAATTAATTCAAGTGAAGATCCAGCTGGTATCGGTGCATTTCTTAAAAGAAAAACATCATCTCCTGTATTAGTTACTAAGAAAACATCTACATCGGCACTAGCTCCTGTTTTATTAGAAACAAGAATACTTAAAAGAACTAATGTTGCAGAACCGCCAGCTGTTAGGACATTTGCATTTGTACTGGTGTGTGCATCTGTTACACAACTTGATTTTGTATCGACTTTGAAGGTGTTTGCCATATTATCCTAAAGCAATGATTAATGCTAAGTTTTCCCCGGAATCGAAGTTACCTGTTACTGATAAAGTTCCATTAACTTGGACATTACCTGTAAAGGTAGCAGCTCCATTAGCATCTATTGTAAGACGGCTAGACCCACCAGTAACTAATGCAATTTCATCAGCAGCTGGACTTATAATTCCAGTATTAAAATCTCCAGCAAATTTTAATGCACAATTTGTAGTCGAACCTCTTTCTAATTGAGAATTTGAACCATCTTGCCTTAAAATTGGAAAACCACCGTTTGTTAAGGCATCATGAACGACAAGAGTTTTTATAGAGGTATCTACAGTGACTTCACCATTTGCACCCTTAAATCCTGAGTGCTCAGCTGTTGTTCCTCTTCTAAATTGAACTTGGGTTGCCATAATACTATCCTAACGCTACTG